GCATACTTATTCAATGATAGCACTGCAGATCAGTTTATACATCTTGGTCGTTCATCCGAGCATAGTAATATATGGTTGGGCGTAACTCCAGATAGTACAGGAGCTGCAATTTCTAAAGTAGAGATTGGTGGTGCATATGCTAACACTAACGAAGACCTATCATACACCAAGATCAAGACTAGAAACTTTAGAGTTGATGGTGATATGTGGTTGGGATTCCGCAGAGCAAGTGGTGATAGTGTATCACTTAAATCACTAGCATCACAGGTTGACTTCTTCTCCAACTCTGGAGGACCTTCAATCATTAACTTTGCTACTAACGCATCTGAAATTAACATCGCTGGTCAGGGTGGTAAGACTACAGTCAACAACCAGTTAGAAGTTATTGCATCTGCTAAGTTCAATGGTGATGTTCATATGTGTGGTGGTGTTGCATCATTCGCATTTACTGGTGGAAGAGCACAGTTAGGAACAGATATAGTTTCACATGAAGATGGTATTATATCCCAGTCATTGTTCAATAAGAACGTTGATATCTTAAATGTACTCGTAAAACAGTCTAATGAAGAAGGATACAACCAAATTGATACTGCTGGTGCAGGACAATGGGGTGGTGCATCATATCAGAACTCAATCAACACAGGTGGATCAGTTGAACCTATTATTCTAGGTGCATTAACTGGAGATGAGTTCTACTTACCACTTAAATTACAACCAGTCAAAGCAAATGGTGATCCATACTTTGGAACTAACGACTATATTATAGTTGACAGTGCAGTTGTTGGTACAGGTTCATCAGCAACAGGACATCCAGAAATTCTACAAGTTGTAGAACTCACAAGAATCAATGAAGCACCATACTATATCAAGGTCAAGAGACGTCCATTCGGTGCATTTGGTGGTGTATTAGATAATCATATTGATACTACACCAATATACAAAGTTAATGTACAGTTTGATGCTACATGGACAGAGCAAGCACTTGACAATGATAGCAGTCCAACTGACTCAGTATATCTCTCAGAGTTTGGTGGTAATCTAACAAACAATGATTACATTATTGTTGACAGAGATGATTCACCAAAAGTTCCAGAATATATTAAGGTTATTACATCCCTTGCAGAGCAACAGCAGAAATTTAGAGTATCTAATTGTGCTGATCCAGATGAGGATGTATTTGTAGTTAACTCTGTAACTGGTGAAGTACAGATTGGTAATCCAAATATACCTGGCTCAGTTCTAACACTTAACTCATCACTTAATGTAGATGGTGGTTGTGGAACTTTAGGTGAAACTATATTCACAGGAGATGCTGCTGCACAAACAAATGTTATTTCTAACATAACAGTTACAAGTTCTGGTAAGACACTTGCTGATATTCAGAGAGGCGATGTTATATCTGTAATTACAGATTCATCACCATTCAAGATGTTGCAAGATACTGCTGTTGACTTTGTGTTTGGTGGTGCTATCTACTTAACAGAGAATATCATTGGTGCATCAGCATCATCTGGAATTACATTTAAAGCAAGTAGGAATGAGAGAGTCACTACAAATGATGGTAGTGGTAATGTTACATTCGATATTGATACATGCTCAGGCACAACAAAAATCGGAACACATGCTGGTAGATTTGATGTTAACTTAGCATGGTCAAGTGCTGCTGGTATTCTTACAAATGATAATTTACCATCAGCATTGACTGCAGACGGTATAATCACATATGCTTACTACGCAGATCCACAATCTATACAGGGTAATGGTCCTAATACAACTATTATTTCAACTGCTACTGGTAACAGTGCATCTGTATTACAGATTGCAGTTCAATCTCTTGGAGAGGGAACTGGTAAGTTTGCGATAGGAGACTTAATTGCTGTAGGACCTCTATCATCATTCACTAGCGATACTGGTCAAATTGAATTTATGACCATCACTGATGTTGTAGATGGAACGAATACAATCGTTGCAACTAGAGCTCAGGAAGGAACAGTTAACATGAGTCATCAGCAATCTGATGTCGTTAGAAGAGTAATCAAGCATCGGAAACAATCTCTTGTAACTGATGCTCAAATCAGACAGAGACAGGTAGCAGGAGTTGCAACTGATTACTTATCAGTAATCCTAGAAAGAGGATATATCTCACAAACTAAACTTGATTACAAACAGTGGTTGAGATTTAGTAACACAAACACAGGTGATGAGACTCTTACAGTTGTAACTGGCAGACTATATGGTAAGACTCATATGTCTGTGATGGATGAGCAAAAAGGTGATGGTGCTAAGTCATACAGAGAGGGTAGTCTTGAGGTAACTGATAACTTAACACTTACTGGTGGTAACTTCACCATCTTTGATAGTGTCAAACAGACTAAACTATTCCAGTTTGTCAATGATGATGGACATGCTGATCACTCAGGTCTATTGTATTGGGATGCTGGTGTACTTGCTAGAGGAGACTTCTTCTTATATCCAACATCTTGCCCAGAAAACGTTCTTCTAACATTAAGTTGCACACCATCATTCTCAGTTGATAACCTAGGTAATGTGACTGCACAGAACTCACTGACAGTTACAGGAACCGCAGCAGCGTCACCAACAAAGACAAATGTATTCTCAGTACAAAATCTTGGAGTTGGTGGTGGTAGTGAATATACTATTAATCAAGATCGTTCAATTAATGCATTCGGATTATCAAACTTCACCACATCAACTGGTGCAAGACATACAAGATACATATCCGCAGCATCACCAGAAGCAGATCTAACATTGATTGCAAATATAGTATACATGGTCAATGTTCAGAATACACAAACATTAATCGTTACATTGCCACCAGCACCACAAACAGGTGACATTGTAAGAATGATTGATGTAGGTGGTAACTTGAAGTATGACACAACATTGGTTATCAGAACTCCTGAGACCAGTGGCACACCAATACAAGGTGACTCAACAGGAACACTATTTGGAGATAGATTAACTCCATATCCATCTGGTGAACTTGTGGTTCAAACTCCTAATGCAGCATTTGCATTAGTATATCTTGGATCAACTGATAGTAATGATCAAATCGGCATCCCAACCAGTGTACAGGGTTGGTGGTTAATGGAGGTATAATAAATGCCAAGTTACAATCGGATAAAAGCGTCAAAAGCCAGTCCAGTTGGTACAATCATGCCATGGACTGGTAGTACCAGTGAATCAGCGTTATCTCCTGATTCCATACCAAAAGGTTGGGTAGTATGTAATGGTGCTCAACTTAGGGCAAGAGATTATCCTTTATTAGCACAGATATTAGGTAATGAGTATGGTCCTATCACAGAACCAGGTCAACCATTTGTTGGTATATCTAACTCATATCCAAGTTATGATGATGACGATGTATTTAATTTACCAACTTTAAATAATCAAGCACTCATAGACTTGGAGGGTAACCAATTAAGTGCACAAGAATTATCTGTTGTTGGAACTTTTATCTCAAAGAATGGATTTGAAGGTCAGCAACCATTATCAAATGTACTATCATATATTGATGTACAATTTCAAGCACAAGTTGATGCTGAACTAGCAGGAAAGATAAAAGGTCTTACTCTTGAAGCTCCATCATACTTTGATACTATCAGAACTATACGCAGAAAACTAGGTACTGAGCATACTGCTACACATACACATCCAAGACCACCAGGTGACTTTTATCCATCAGCAGAATTGGGTGGTGGATATCTTGGACTATTTGATGCAGGGTACTTTGAGGTTGCAAGTTCACAATATACAACAGGATCAGATAAAGGTGCTAGTGATGCTGAACCATTAGCGGATAGTTTTTCACCTGGCACAGTCACATGGACTGCACATGACACTGCTGTAAATTCATTCCCAACGATGAACGTTCATCGTCATTTTGGTGATGCATCTAATGTGATTCCAGCAGTGCCAACAGTTCCTAGAACAGTAAATCCATATGGACTAACGATTGGTTATCAAGATGATAATACATGTATTACAAATGTACAACAACCAGGCGTTACTGCTCCATTCCCACCACCTGGCACATATCTAGGTCGAAGAAATTATTATGTATCTGATCAAGTTCCAATAGCAAGAAGAGGTAACGGTGCAACTCCTCCAACTACTGATGAGCAAGATTATTATGGCGTACCTCCAGAAGCAGCTGGTAGAGATTTTCCATATCCTACCACGTTAAATCATGACGCTGATGCTTTTACTGCTAATTCATTAGGATCTCACAATCATTTTACCATTGATATAACAATGACAAATGGACAAATGAATTTGCCTAGCACTATACTCATAAATAATATGACTACTGGAAACTTAGAACCAATAGATGTAGACAGAGGATTGAGTGTACAGATTAATCCTAACACACCATCTTTAGTCGTACTGTATATTATCAGAGCATACTAATGGCAGTATTTTATTCAAAAGAAAAAGGAAAGTTAGGGACTCTTACTGGTTCTATTATAAACTGGTCTAATCAATTAACATCATCAGATCCAGAGGATCCTACCATATTACAAACTCTTCCTGCTGGTTATTTGAGATGTGATGGTGCAGTTTATCAGGCAGAGATATTTCCAGAATTAGCAACAATATTAGGAACAGGGATAAACTGTAGGTATAAAAAACCAGATACAGATTTACTTGATAATCAATTTCAAGTACCAGATCTTGGTGCAAAGTCTACCAAGACATCATTCTCATCAAACTTAGGAACTTATCTTGACACATATTTGAATAATGACGCAGGACAAGAGATAACTAAAGCTGGTGTAGGATTAGATGTAAATAGTAACATTGGTACAACATTTGAAATTCAATATCAAGGTAACTTCTTCTTACCATCACAAACTATTGAGATAACAGGGCAACCTGGTTTTGCTAGATCTAGTGGTAATTACACAGAGGAGACAGAAGTATTACACACAGCATTTCAACCACATGCTCACTTCCATGATGGTAGGAGATCAAGAACTGCATCATCAGTTAGTGAATTTGGTTTGTTTGGAAGAAACTCATACACATCTAAATCTACCTTGTGTATCATACCATGGACAAACAACACAAGACAAGAATTATGTAAGGCAGCAGCATCTAAAATAGTTGCACAAAGACAGGCTGCTAGTCCACAAACAAACGGACAAAATACACACACAGTTACTTGCTTTGGACTCTTTAGTACTCCTCCTCCTGAGGTTCACACATGGTTTGGTGCATGTTGGTCAGGATGTAACTTTGATGAACAATCTAAATGTTTGATACCTGGTAATATTCCTGAGCAAGACTTACAGGGTAATTTAACTGGAAACATATTGCAATACGAATGCTCTACTTTAGGTACACAAGCAAACACAGCATTTCCTATCTACATAGATGGTGGTGCTCAATCATCACAGTGTGGTAACATCGTTTATAACGGTGAAATGTCTGGTAAAACTGATAACAAATGTGGTACTGGTGGTGCATTATATACAGGATTTGATAGTGCAATTACAGGTACTAATGCATATGCAGCATTACCACCAAACTATACACCAGACTTAGTAGCAGCAGCAACTCAGGTGCCATTTGATGGAACAGCAAACACTGTTACATTTGGTGCTCTTAATAATGTTGTTACTGATATTGAAGAATTTGGTAATGAATGCATACATAAACATTTGCTTCCTTTCAATCAAGATCCACATACATTTAATGTGGTAACAAAACCAACATATATTCCTGGTGGTGAGATAACATCAACACTTAATATTGAGGTAAATACAGAAAATAAAGCAGATGCTTACATACAACCATTTCTCGTTCAAGAATTTTTAATCAAGTATTAAAATGGCAACATACAGGAATTCATTCGATAATTATTATTCCGATAAGACTGGTAACCATTCTCCTGTCGGATCAATTCTTCCTGTCTTCGCTGATGTAAATCTTGCTGTAAATGACCCAGAATATGCATACCCACAACATTTATATTGTGATGGTAAAGAGTTGATGATTCGTGACTACCCAGAATTATACAGTATCATTGAAAATAGATATGGTGGTGGCGAAAGTGTAGCAAAATCACAGAACAATCAACCAGGCGGATTAAGAAGATCATATGTTATAAACAATAAATTATTCTTTCAATTTTATTATGATAGCACTAACGACAAAGCAAATGTAAAGAGACCATATCCATATGGTTCGGTGTTTAGATTTTCAACAGCAACTGGTGCACTTGGTGTGTTTTCAGTTGCTGGTATATTCAATCAGAGCACCTTTTATGGATTAGAACTACCAACTGAAGATGTCAGTTCACAGGCACAGACAAATGAATTTGCATATGAGTTGACACTACCAGATAATATTGACTTATCAACTGTCAATACATCAGATCTATCATGGAATTTTGCAGCAGCAATAGGAGCACCAGCACATCCACTTATTATAATACAAAAGTCATTTTCTTTCGCAGACTATCCATATAATATTGGAACATTTAATCTACCAGATTACAGACAAAGAAAGATACTTGGATTTGGTAACGTAAACGGAGCAGGAACATCAACACCAGAGAATGCAGTCAACAACTTTGTTGGACAGACTGGTGGACAGTGGTATATTGCTAAGAACACATTGATTGATAGTGGTGAGTTCTTTGTTATTGGTGACGTTAAAACTACAGGATATAGTAATATAACTGCTGATATTGCTGCATATCTTACAGGAACTGTCAAGTATCAGATAGGACCTATGGATGATTATGTTTTTCCATTCCCTCCTACACATGGTCACAGAATGTTATCTGTAGAGGTGGATGAGACAAAACTAGCAGAACAAGGAGCAACAGAAGCAGATAAGTTTGCAGTAAATTATATTAATAGTAGAGCAAACGTCAATATATTTGAACCAAATGGAACTGCTGGTGGTGCACTAGGTCACTCACATGGTTTAATAGGTACACCATTACAGAACTCACAGACAGCAACTTATGGTAATACTAATGGTATCGGTGAAACAGCAGGAGATTCTGGTGATGCACAGTATCAGTACATGGTATCAGAATCGGCAAGTGTAAATGTCACTTCAATGACATATGATTCTAACACTGGTTTTATTACTGTCAATACAGATGGTGCACATAATTTATCAGTAGGTGATATCGTAACTGTCAATGGTGCAACCCCATTAGCATATAGTGGTAACTTTACAGTAGTAGCAGACACATTCTCAGTTGCAAACTTCAACGTGTTACCTAGAGATGGTGAGATACCAGGATCATCCCCTGCCATAGGCATTATAACAGTTAAATTAGCAAATGGTTATTTTGTTGACACAGAATTAGAACAACCTCCAAGAGCATATGTAATTGATACTAATACATTAGTTGGTGGAAAACAAGTAGTATATGATATACCTGGCACCTCTATTACTATTAAAGAAGAAAAACTTGATGCACCAGGTGCAGCTATTGTAACATCACCTCCTGCCAGTGCGGGAGATGTTACTGGAACTTTCATTACAATGAGAGCACCAGGCGGTGGTGGTGCAGATAGTGATACAGATGGAGCAAACGCAGGATATGCTGAGGTAGGTGTAACAGTCAATGGCAATTTTTATATTATCAAAGTTAATGGTGGTGGCGGTGGAACCGCAGGAAATTCTGGTGGTGCAGGAGGAGCAGGAGGTAGTATCGAAGTACCACAGGCATTATTAGATATTGAGGGAGTTACAGTTACTTCTACTGATGGAACTGATGGAGAGGATGGTGGTTCACCTGGCAATGGTACTAATGATACACTAGGTGGACAAGGATTTGGTGGAGGTGGAAATGGAACTGCACAGATAAAAAATCAAACAACTACTGATCCAGTACAAACATACACATCAAATGGACAATGGATTATACCATCGGTAGCTAGTAACGAGATTGGTAGACAGATAACAGTCGAGATCTCAGGTGGTGGTGGAGGTCCTGGTAATGCTAACGCTAACTCTGGATGTACATCGAATTGGCCAGGTTGGCCAACAGCAGTGTCAGGCAAATCTGGTGCATGTGGTGGATATGGTGGTAGAGGATCAAGATTAGTTGGTACTGGTAATTGGAATGCGGGAACTCTTAATTGGCAATTAGGAGAAGGTGGTAACGTTGGTTTCAATAGGAGATCAGGAACCAGTGGAGCTGGAACGCCAGGTAATGACCCTGCTACAGGACAACCATGGGGACCTCCATGGCCAGGTGGTGTTGGTACAGGATACGAACCAGATGGTAATGCTGCTGCTGTGCAAGGTGCATCAGGAGCACTTTCTGGTATTGGTGCACAAGGAGCATGGGGTAATGGTGCAACTGCTGGATCAGGTGGTGGTGTCTCAGGTTTATATTACAATGGAGTTCTTATCGCTGGTGCTGGTGGCGGTGGCGGTGGCGGTGGATCAGGTGGTGGTAACAATGGTGCTGGAACTATTGATGGTTGCTATCCTGGTGGTGACGCTACAGGACCTGCACAGGCACTTATTGCTACATCTGGAGTTTTAGACGTTGCTAATGGTGGAAATGGTTCAACAGGTGGATGCTCAGCTGGTGGTGGTGGAGGTGGTGGATCCGCCTGTGGTATTATCAACGCAACGCCAGGTGGTATTGGTGGCCAAGCGGGTATCGGACACAATGGAAATGGTGGTGGTACTGGTGGACAAAGAGGTATATCAGCATATAGGACAACATATTGGCAGGGTGGTGTATCTGAAAACGCAGATGGTGCATTACCAACAGAAAAAGGATATGTAAAAATAACATTCTCTCAAACTACAACATACTACGATAACGTAGGTGGTGGTGGAGGACAGGGAGGATCAGCAACTATAATTTTACAGGGAGTAAATGCTGACGTTACAATGACTCTACAGGATATTGGTCAAGGTGCTCCAAATGGTGGTGGTGATGGTCTTGGAGGAGAGGTAGTAGTCCAATACTATGGACAAGAAGAAGGAACACAAGTACCTGGCGATATTACTTCACCAGCAGGAAAATATTATGAATGTGATAGCAGTGGAGATCCACAAGGATCACCATATGATGCAGAAGTATGGTTATCATCAACAGATGATGGTATTAAACAAAGACAATTTGGTTTAGGAACAGGAGACAACACTGGTTTTGCGGGTGGTACTGCTATACCATTTAATACTAACTTAAAAATAAATCAATATATAGCATTCACTGGTAGTGCATCAGATGCAGGGGGTAAGAGACAACTAGAGGTAGGACAATTTGATTTATCAAATGCTAACGCAGTTAGATTCCATGTAATACGTGGTAGTAATCAAAATGGTGGAGAGAACCCAGATCAAGCATTGAATGTATTCTATAAGAAAGGAACATCTAATACTGTTACATTATTCAGTCAAATATTATTAGCATCAAACACTAATTCTAGTTGGCAAGTAGTTGATCTTCCTATTGCTGAGGGAGATAACTTAAGATCTACTGATATTACTCTGATCCTAGAACAGGATCGAGGACCTGTATATCAAACAGCAACAGAAACAGATGATAATTATGGTTTAGGTGCAATTACATTTTTCTATGATCCACAATTAACTAACACATTTGTATCTACTGGTGGTGCAACAATGCTAGGAAACGTGGATTTAGGTGGACAACCTATTAATTCTGATGATGGTATTGATCAAGTTAGAAGAGAGGTGTCAGCAGTACAGGCAGCATTAACAGTTACTGATGGTACATTTACAATGTCATCATCTACACCTATAACTACGATTGCAACTTCAACTGCAGAGAATAACATTCCTCTCATCACTAAATACCATAGGGTAAAGTATTTAATTAAGGCATTATAAATGACAACTATAGCATCACCATCAGAAACATCACTATACTTGAATGCCTTTGACAAGACCATTCAATTTGAAGGTGTGTTGAAAACAATAGATAATGATTATTGGACTGCAGAGATAGTTCCAATACTATATCCTCTATGGGATTCTGATAAGGACAAACTAGAGTTATTCGTGCAGTACAAAGATGGTACTACAAAGATGAATAAGACTAAGTACCAACGTAATCAGAAGGATGGCACATATAAATGGGTATCATATCAATTTGACCTATCACCATTTCCAACAGAAGTAAATGATTTATATACCAGAGTAATTGACAAGTGGACAGAATATAGAAGAGGACAGGAGAATGATTTAGAACGTGCACTAGCATCATCATTTGCACAGTCTACCATACTTAATTGGACTAAGGTTTCACTAATGAGAAACTTCTTATTAATGGACAGTGACTGGACACAACTCGGTGACGCTCCTATATCTGCAGAGGATAAAGCAAAGTGGGTGACATATAGACAGAAACTGAGAGATATACCACAAGAACAAAAAGAAATTGCTGCTAACTCAGTACTATTTCCAATGACACCATCAAAGCATGCTAAGTTAGGTGATGGAAAAACTTATCTTGATGATGTATCACATTTCTATACTATACCACAGTCAGTATACAGTAAGTTCTCAACTAGAATTGTAACCTATCTTGCACTTGCAATAGGCACAGCATCAATAGATGAAATGCCTGTCAACTTTATAACAGGACCTAATATGCAGTCTGGACTAACAACTGTTAAACCAACCACAGGTTCAGATGATCTTGATGAGATACTCAAGATGATTGATGCGGGTGACTTCGGAGAATAATTATGCCATTAATATCATTAAATCCAAAATCTAAAGAGATGCTAGCTGCTGATTATGCAAAGGCAACTAACAAATTCATACTGATAATTGACAACAGTAAATATCATACACTTGCAGCAGATAAAAAAGCAACTGTATTAGCATACTATGATGCTATTCTACCAGAGGCAGAGATTGATAGAATATTTGAACTAGAGTACATATATTATTATTTTGACCAAGAAGTAGCAGCAACAGACGCTGCATATGATTGGTTCCCACAACCACAGAATTTACCAGACGCAGATCATTATATAAAAGCATACGTTATAAGACCGAACGGTACAATACCATACGAGAACGCAGATCCTACACCACCTGGTTGACAACCTAAAAAAGTGTGATAGAATAGGCGTAGTTATCACTTACAGATGAACGTACCTGACCCTTGGCTGCTTCAACACTTGCAATTGCAAGCGATACTTAGGGATCATCCGATTCCTGCTGATCAAATGCAGTATCTAGGAGAAAGAGAATACACAACAGAATATGCTGCACACCC